ATATAGGTAATTGTAAAGAGATTTCATTCTTTGGTAATAATTACGGAGGCGATAAATTTCCGCTTAGCAGATTAAGGATTGACATGAATACAATGCTACATAAACATTTTGGCGATAATTATGGCGTTTATGGAAATAACTGGTTTAATGTAGCCGGTAACTATAACCATTCACAGGCAGAGGAATCAAAAGCATACAGAGCTACTAAGATAGCCATTAACCTGAGCCATTACGATGAAGATTCTTATAGTTCAGATAGGATTTATAGAATACTAGGCTCAGGGGCGTTCTGTTTATGCAAAGCCTATCCAAATATGCCTTTTGTAGATGGAGTTCACGTAAGGACCTGGAATAGCCTTTATGACTTAATGGTATTGCTAAGATACTATCTGGATGACCACAAAGAGGAGCGGGATCTAATAGCAAAGCAAGGCAATGAGTTTGTCAAGGCTAATTATACATTTGATAAAATGGTAAAAAATTTAATACATATATATGAAAGCAAGTGAGTTAAGAATAGGAAATTATGTTAAATATTTAACACTTAATGGCAATAGTGAAATATTAGCTAATGGTATTTATTTGTTTGAATTAGGTGAGTTAGAATTAGATCCTATCTTACTAACCGAAAAATGGTTATTAAAGTTTGGTTTTGAAAATAATAAACATGGGAATTGGAACAGATATTTTAAAGATGGTATTTATCCAAGATCTTTTGCTTTTCAGTTTTACAAAAATGGCAGAGTAGATTTTTGGTACGGTGATTTTAATGTTGGTAATTTAAATCGTATAAAATATAATCCATTGCAATACGTTCACCAACTACAAAATCTATATTTTGCATTAACTGGTAAAGAATTAATATATGAGCAAAATTAAAGTATTAGGATTTATGACTATACATTATGCAGGTGACTATCTGCGTGAGGCTTTTATGTCAGTTGTAGATCATGTAGATAAAATGGTAATTGCTTATAGCATAATGCCAAGTCAAGGTCATGCAACACAATTACAATGCCCAGACTCAGAGGGTTATATATTTAGCATTTGTCAGGATGTATTAGGTGATAAAATGATCTGGGACAGGGCCGATAGATATGGAGCAGAAAATGAACATCGTAATGTAAAGTATAAATATACTCATGGCTTTGATTTAGTATTGACAGTAGATTCTGATGAGGTTTATAAATCTGAGGAGTTAAATGCATCCTTTGAGTATGCTCATTGGGGAATAGAGAGGTTTTATGGAATTGATGGTTTTATTAATTTTTGGCGGTCTTTTGACTATGCTTGTTATGATGGATTCAGACCGATTCGATTAGAAAATTTGCATCGTAAAAATAATGCTCAAAACCTAAACCTAAAGCAGACTATTTATCATTTTAGCACTTGTCAGCCTGAGCCTATCATGAGATACAAATATTTAGTATTTGGTCATGCTCATGAGATTAAAACAAATTGGTTAGATGAAACATTCTATAAATGGACTTTAGATAATCAAATAAGCGATTTACATTGTGTTTCTTATAATTTATGGAATGCAGTATCATTTGATAAATCTGTATTACCTAGTTATCTTAAAAGTCATCATAATTATAATAAAAAATTAGTATGAATGCAGCTATAATTATAGATGATCGTGAAGATGTGGCTCAGGAAGCAATGCAAAGGCATAAAAGGTTTATACCTAAATCATGGGATTTATTACATATTCAGCCACCCTATGCAGGTGGGATTTACTACATAAAAACTCCTAGAGTATATAACTCTATATTAACTAATCCTAACTTTTGGCAAGGCGCAAGATATGACAGAGTGCTAATATTTCAACATGATTCTGGATTATTAAAAGAGGGTATTGAGCATTTTCTGGAATGGGATTTTATTGGATCGTGGATTAAGAACATACCCGGATGCATGAATGGAGGTCTAAGCATACGCAATCCTAAATTAATGTATGAGATATGCTCAAGGCATCCGTACAAAGGCATGGAAAAAGATGGTAATGAAGATATATACTTTTGTAATAAGATGCGTGAATTAGGCTATAAGTTGCCTGATAAAAAAACCTGTAATAAGTTTGCAGTTGAAACAGAGTTTGAATACGGCTCAGTAGGTTATCATGCAATCGATAAATACCATAAAAATTATAATCTTTTACTAAAGCAGTATGATTGATAAAATATTAAAAGTTACGGCAGAGGAGTTAAATGCAATCAATCTATCTAAGTATCTAAAAAGTACGGATGATCTAGGATTTCCTAAAGGTTGGTTTTACATGGATGCAGGTGTAGAGCATTACAGATTACTAGCTTTTATCAGCACTTTATATAACGGAGTTACTTTGTTAGACATTGGAAGCTATCAGGGCAGTTCTGCCATAGCTTTGTCATTTAATAAAAAAAATAAAGTTATCAGCTATGACATAGAACATCAGCCAGAGATAGCCGATATTAAAATTCCAAACATACAATTTATAAAAAGCAATGTTTTAAAGCATCAAATTTTAGCTCCTTTTATTATGCTAGATACTTACCATGACGGCGAGTTTGAGCAGGAATTTGCTGATCATTTGCTAAAGATAAAATACAAAGGTCTGGTCATGTTTGATGACATTTATTTAAATAATGAAATGAGTAATTTCTGGAATGGATTAAAAAATGAGAAATATGATTTAACAGAGATAGGGCATCATACAGGAACAGGCATAGCAATTTATGGTTAATCTTTTTACTTCGATTTATACCGATAAAAGTCCTATTAGGCAAAAGGAATTAATTTACTGCCTGAATAAGAATATAAATAATGCGCATATAGATAAGATTTATCTCTTTGTTGATGGTGAGGTAGAGTTGCCAAATTCTGACAAATTAGTAATTATACCATTTCAACGACCAACATACAGGGATTTCTTTAACCTAATTGACAGAACAGTAACGGCCAGAGAGGACATTTCAATGGTTGCAAATACAGATATTTATTTTAACCATACCCTTAGCCAGTTAGCTTTAAATGAACGGCAATGCATAGCTTTAAGCAGGTGGGATGATAAGATTGGAGGCTTAAAGTTACATAATGAGCGTTTTAGTCAGGATGTCTGGATATTTAGAGGCAAGATGCGCAATGTTAATTTCTGTGACTTCTTTTTAGGCATACCGGGTTGTGATAACAGGATTGCTTATGAGTTACATAGCGCAGGTTATGCATTGTATAATCCGGCTACAAGAATACAAGCTATACACTACCATAGGAGCGATCTGCATAATTACGATGGCAGAACATTAAAGATACAAAGACCATATCTGTTTATACCTGTAACATGAACATTTTACTAAGTCCAGGCATTTACTTACCGCATCAAAGAGCAGGATCTGAAATCTATTTGCATCGGGTTGTTAGTTATCTAATGAGCAAAGGGCATGAGGTTAAGGCAGTCACTAGATGCCCAGAGAATTACAGTTATGAGGGCATACAGGTTTAAAAGGCTAAAGACAATTACAAGGAATGCCATAATGATTTGTGGGACTGGGCAGATCTGGTGTTCTGCCAACTGTCTGGCACGTACTATGCAATGAACAAACAAAGACTAAAAGCTAAAAAAGTAATTAACTTTGCGCATAATAACGTAGGCTATCCGCAGGTAGATATACGACCTAATACGTATACTGTTTACAACTGTGAGAATACTAAAAAGGAGTTAAACTATAAGCAGGAAACCTATACCCTATACGCGCCTATAAATTACAGAGATTACTCAACTGCTAGATCAGAAGCTGAGTACGTTACGCTGATAAACCATAACGAAAACAAAGGCGGTCAGATATTAATAGAAATAGCAAAGCGGATGCCTAAAACAAAGTTCATGGCAGTACAAGGCGGTTACTATCATCAAATCAAAGACGAAAAGGTCAGGAATATAAAATACGTTCCTTTAATTGATGATGTGCGCAAATATCTAGCTATGACTAGAGTGCTAATTGCACCATCAGAGTATGAGAGTTATGGAATGGCTCAAATAGAAGCTCTGTGCTGCAATATTCCTGTTATCTGCTCTGATATACTAGGCTTTAGAGATAGTGTCGCAGATGCAGGGATATTCGTTGAGCGAAACAATATACAAGGATGGATAGATGCTATTACTAACATTGATATTATACAAGCTAATAAAACGCCTCTGGAAAGGGCAAAAGAATTAGATCCTATCAAGGAATTAGTTAAGTTTGAAAATTGGTTAAATAAAATTAGTAATTTAGCGATTATATAATGGAAAAAAAAGAGTATCTAAAACAACCTTTTAAACCTAAAGAGAATGGACCAGTTAAATGTAGTGAGCCTGTCAGATGCAAAGATGTATCTAAGACTAGACCTAGACTATACAATAGAAGATGGATTAATTACATCATTGATAAAATCTGCGGTAAACCAAGCTGAGCAGTTTACTATGCAGGTCTTATGGCAAAGAGAATTAAGTACAATTACGCCTGTTTCTGGTGCAGTTAAAATATATGAATACCCTTTAATCTCGGTTGAAACTGTGGTCGATCCTGATATGGCTGTATTGACATTCGAAACAATTGAAACGCAAGGATTTACAGAGGTCATATCAGATACGGCAGGATTCAATACAGTTACGTTTGTAGCAGGTTATGGATGGAATTATGAGGGTGGCTCAGATGTGCCAGATGATATAGAAACTGCAATAAAAGAAATGATAGCCTACTATTATGAGAACAGAGATAATCCAGTTGTGGGTATGCCTACTATTGCAACTTTGTTACTATCTCCTTACAGACGCATAACTCTATTTTAATGAATCCGGGCAGATTAGATAAGCGCATTACATTTGGCACGTTCACATCAGTTGAGAATGCCTATCAGGATTACGTGATTACGTTTGTGCCTGTATTGGCTACATGGTCAAATATAAAGCCATACGATGGCAATAGACAGTTACAAGCGCAAGAGCAGGTCATAAATCAGGTCTTTAGGTTTACAATCAGGTATAGAAAAGACTTTGCACCTACTAAGGACATGCGCATTCTGTATGAGTTAAATTTTTTTACTATTCATTCAATTAGGAATGTAGATGATACGTTTCGGTTTTATGAGATATTGGCATCTGTAACGGATGATAATAATGGCAGCTAAAATAGATATTTCTAAACTTTTATCTCAGATTTCAGCCTTTGGTCATGATGCTAATAGGTCGGCAGTTTCCGTTACTAATTCAACTACGCAAGACATGGTTACACAAGCGCAGTTAAGAGTTACAAGCAATAAAAGCGTAGATAAAGGTCAGTTAAGGCTATCAATTGGTAAAACAACTGCTAGAGTAGGCTATAATGTTTCATTCTTTTTTTCTAATGCTCCTTATGCTGCATACGTTGAATTTGGTACTGGAAGCGGAGTTATAATACCAAATGGATTTTCATATTTAGCAGAACCTTTTAGAGGCAAAAAAAATAGGAAGCGAGATTATGGCGCTAAACCTTTTTTTATTCCTAGCTACCTAGAGGGCATACAACAATATCCTAAAGATTTAAGAAAAGTGCTTGAAGTACAAACACGAAAATATAATGCAAAAAAATAATTACATTTGAGAAATGAAAGATGCTAATTTATCAATACTGAATGCATATAAGAGTACCCTAGCCAATTTAATAGTTGGTGGCGTTACTATACCTGTTT